CATATAGACTATATAGAGCAGGAGTACAGCAGACGTGAGAACGGTCACTGGTTCATGAATAATGGCGTACCTACGTACATTACTGGGACTCACTACATGTACTTGCAGTGGTCAAAGATTGATGTAGGACTACCAGACTTCCGTGAGGCAAACAGGATACTATACATACACTGGGCTGCATGCGTTGCAGATAAGCGATCGTTCGGTCAGTGCTACCTAAAGAATAGACGTTCTGGGTTCTCGTTCATGTCATCAGCAGAGATTGGAGACACGGGCACACTTGCCACTGACTCTAAGCTTGGTATACTATCCAAGTCTGGTCAGGATGCCAAGACAATGTTTACGGACAAGGTCGTACCAATTGTTAACAACTACCCGTTCTTCTTTAGACCTATACAGGATGGTATGACCAATCCTAAGACCGAGCTAGCGTTTAGGATTCCAGCATCTAAGATCACCAAGAAGAACATGGACAAGGAACAGACCGAGGACATGGACGGACTTGATACTACGATCGACTGGAAGAATACCGCAGACAACTCATATGATGGGGAAAAACTACTAAGACTTGTTCATGACGAATCGGGCAAATGGCTGGTACCCAACAACATACTAAATAACTGGCGTGTAACAAAGACATGCCTTCGTCTAGGATCTAAGATCATAGGTAAGTGCATGATGGGCTCAACCTCTAACGCACTATCCAAGGGTGGTGAGAACTACAAGAAGATGTTCTCAGACTCAGACGTAAAGACAAGGTCTGCCAATGGACAGACTAAGTCAGGACTTTATAGTCTATTCATCCCTATGGAGTATAACTTCGAGGGCTACATAGATGAGTACGGACACGCCGTGATAGAGGACCCGAAGAAGCCAGTGATGGGTATCGACGGTGAGTTAATTAAGATAGGTGTCATAACGTACTGGAACAATGAGGTTGCTGCGCTAAAGAACGACGCCGACGCACTGAATGAGTTCTATCGTCAGTTCCCTAGGACCATATCGCATGCGTTCAGGGACGAGTCAAAGCAGTCACTATTTAATCTTACAAAGATATACCAGCAGATCGACTATAACGACTCTTTGATTAAGGAGCGCATACTAACTAGGGGTAACTTCAGTTGGAAGGGTGGGGTTATTGATAGCGAGGTTGTGTGGACACCAGAGACTAACGGAAGGTTCTTGATCGCATGGCAGCCTCCAATAGAGTTAAGAAATAGGAGAGAGAAGGACAGGCACGGTAAGCACGTTCCAGGAAACAAGCACCTAGGTGCGTTTGGGTGTGACCCTTATGATATATCTGGAGTTGTGGGTGGTGGTGGATCTAATGGTGCGCTGCATGGCAAGACCAAGTTCCATATGGAGCAGGCTGCCCCAGTTAACCAGTTCTTCTTAGAGTACGTCACAAGGACACAGACGGCAGAGATATTCTTCGAGGACGTGCTTATGGCCCTTGTGTACTACGGCATGCCATGCCTAATTGAGAACAACAAGACCAGGCTCCTCTATCACTTAAAGAATAGGGGATACAGGGCATACTCGGTAAATAGACCAGACAAGCATATCTCTAAGCTATCAAAGACAGAGTTAGAACTTGGTGGTGTGCCTAACTCATCTGAAGACATGAAGCAGGCTCACGCCTCCGCTATAGGATCATATAATGAGGAGCACGTAGGATATGACGCAGAGGGTACATATAGGGACCCAGACGAGATGGGTAACATGTACTTTACCAAGACATTAGAAGACTGGGCTAGGTTTGATATAAATAATCGTACAAAGCATGATGCATCCATAAGTTCTGGCCTTGCAATTATGGCTACGAGGGAGTATACCTTTGAGCGACAAATCGAAAAGTCGAAAATTATGTTTAATTTTGCAAGGTATGATAATAAGGGATCAAAAAGTCAATTTAAGATATAATGGATAAACCATCTATAAACATAAAAAACAGCCCCTTTCCAAGTCAGATGGCGTCAGATGCTGAGAAGGCATCAATGGAGTATGGTCTGTCTGTCGGTAAGGCGATAGAGTCAGAATGGTTTAAACGAACTAGCGGAAACTCTTGCAGATACTATGACCAGGCCTTTGATTTTCATCAGCTTAGGCTGTACTCTCGTGGAGAACAATCCATAAGTAAGTACAAGGAGGGGATGGCTATCGATGGTGACCTATCTTACCTTAACTTAGACTGGTCCATTATACCTATCATACCTAAGTTTGTTGATATCGTTGTTAACGGTATGAACGACAGGGTATATTCTATCAAGGCTGAGTCACAAGATATATCATCCGCTGAGAAGAAGAACTTGTTTCAAGAAACTGTAGAGCAGGACATGGTCGCTAAGGATTTCCTTATGAAGGCCAAGGAAGGATTTGGTATTGATGCGTTCAACGTGCCACCAGAAGAATTGCCAGATACACCTGAGGAGCTTTCTTTGTACATGCAGCTTAAGTTTAAGCCAAGCGTTGAGATTGCTGAAGAGGTTGCTATTAACACGATATTTGAGATGAATGAATACGCTGACTCTATCAAGCCAGCTATTGATTACGACATCACCACAATAGGAATTGGTGCTGCAAAGCATACGTTCTTGCCAGGAGCTGGCGTACAGATTGAGTACGTAGATCCAGCGAACCTAGTTTATAGTTACACGGAGAAGGCAGACTTCTCAGACATCTACTATGCTGGAGACGTTAAGCAGATACACTACACAGAATTAAAGAAGATTGATCCGACAATTACGGATGAAAAATTAGAAGAGATTAGACGCTACGGAAGTGCGTGGTATAATAACTTCACAATCATTAGTCAGCTACAAGACGACCCGTTCAGTTCAGAATTAATTTCTGTACTTTCTTTTACCTACAAGGTAGATAAGAAGTTTGTATGGAAGAAGAAGTTCTTAGAGAACGGAGGAGAGAGAGTTATCCAGAGAGACGACTCGTTCAATCCACCAGAGTCTGAAGAAGAAAGATTCGAAAGAGTTGAAGCAGTTAAGGATGTATGGTACGAGGGCGTGATGGTCCTTGGTTCTAGCATACTACTTAAGTGGGAGATGCAGAAGAACATGATCCGCCCAGAGGCTGCTAGCCAGAAGGCGTTATCTAACTACGTCATCTCAGCTCCAAGGATGTACAAGGGTCGTATCGAGTCTTTGGTTAGACGTATGATCCCATTCGCTGATCAGATACAATTGACACACCTTAAGCTACAACAGGTGTTATCTAGAGTAGTTCCAGATGGGGTGTTCTTAGATGCAGACGGACTAAGCGAGGTTGACCTAGGAACTGGAGCGGCATACACACCACAGGACGCACTTAAGCTATTCTTCCAGACTGGATCGGTAGTAGGACGTAGCTATACTGGAGACGGTGAGTTTAATAACGCACGTGTTCCAATTCAAGAATTAAATAGTTCAAGCGGAAGCGGTAAGATGCAGGCACTTATTGGTGCGTACAACTACCAGTTAAATATGATACGCGATGTAACTGGTCTCAACGAGGCTCGTGATGCATCAACTCCTAATCCAGATGCCTTGGTTGGTATCCAGAAGATGGCAGCGTTGAATAGTAACACCGCTACAAGACACATATTAAATGCAGGGCTTTCTATAACTAGAAGACTTGCAACGTGCATATCACTTCGTGTCTCAGACATACTTGAGTACGCAGACTTTAAGGACGAATTTGCGATGCAGGTTGGTAAGTACAACCTTGCCATACTAGAAGATATTAAGAACCTGTACCTACACTCGTTCGGTATATTTATCGAACTAGAGCCAGACGTAGAGGAGAGAGCACAGCTTGAGCAGAACATTCAGATGTCCTTGCAACAGCAGCAGATCGACTTAGAGGACGCTATCGATATCAGGATGATTAAGAACCTGAAACTAGCTAACGAGATGCTTAAGGTTAAGCGTAAGAAGAAGCAGAAGGCACTAGAGGATCGTCAGGACATGCAGTCTCAGATTCAGATGCAGATGAACATGCAGACGCAACAAGCGGCATCAGAACAGAAGCAGATGACAGCACAGATTGAGTCCCAGTCTAAGATAGCACTTAAGGAGGCAGAGACTGGGTTCGCTATTCAACTACTAGCTGCTGAGGTTGCTAGCAAGAAGGAGCTTATGCAGCTAGAGTTTGACTACAACATGCAGCTTAAGGGTATCGAGACTGATAACCTTATGAAGAGAGAGACTAAGAAGGAAGACGCTAAGGATGAGAGAGTTAATAAGCAAGCTACGGCTCAGTCTAAGTTAATTGATCAGAGAAAGAACAACCTTCCCCCAGTAAACTTTGAGAGCAACGAGGACAGCTTGGATGGGTTTGACTTGTCGTCATTCAATCCTCGATAATAGGGTATTAGTTTTTTGAGTAATTTTGTAGGATTGATGGCAGAAAAGAAAACAGCAGCCTGGACACGCAAAGAGGGTAAGTCGAAGACTGGAGGATTAAACGCTAAGGGTGTTGCTTCATATAAGAAGGAGAACCCTGGATCAAAATTAAAGATGGCCGTTACAAAGAAGCCGTCAGAATTAAAACCTGGGAGTAAGGACGCTGCACGCAGAAAATCATTTTGTGCAAGAAGTGGAGGACAGATGAATAAATTTCCAAACGCTGCTAAGGATGAGAATAGTAGATTAAGATTGGCTAGAAAAAAATGGAATTGTTAAATTAAATTAAATTAAATGAGTGATTTTAAAATTAGAATCGTAGACGGCGAACAGTCGTCTATGGCAGAAAGAGAAGCGGAAGTTATTAAGGAGGCTGAGATTGCAACTGAAGAACCTATCGTAGAAGAACAAGAGATTACAGAAGAAGTAGTAACACCAGTTGCTGCGTCTAACGAAATAAATGACGATGTCGTTCTTTCACATATTAGAACAAAATACAACAAGGAGGTGGCCAGCCTAGATGACTTGTTTCAGGCAAGCAATGAGCCAGAACAGTTAGACGCAGAAGTGGCGGCATTCCATAAGTATAATAAAGAGACGGGTAGAGGAATCGATGACTTCGCTAAGTTAAGCAGAGACATTGACAAGATCCCTACAAATAAATTATTGTCTGACTTCTATAAGGATAACGGAGACGACGAGGAAGAGGTTGAGTATAGACTTAGTAAGCTAAGCTATGACGAGGACCTAGACTCTGACGAAGATATCGCAGATAGAAAGATGGCACTTAAGCAAGAGCTAAAGAAGGCTAAGCAGTACTTTAATGAGCAGAAAGAAAAATACAACGTACCCCTTGAGTCAAGAGAGCCGTTAATTCAAGAAGCTGATAGAGAGGACTACGAAGCCAACACGGCAAATAAGACCAGCAATACTGAATTGCAGGAGGAACAACAGAAGAAGTCGCAGTACTTTGCTGATAAGACTAACGAATTATTCACCGACAAGTTCGAAGGTTTCGGATTTGATATCGATGGGGAACGAGTTGTCTACAAGCCAGCAGATGTAAACGCTTTGAAAGAACAGTCTACATTAAATAACCTAATCAGTTCATTCTTGGACGAAAAAGGTTTCTTAAAGGACGCTGAAAAATTCCACCGAGCAATGACTATAGCTGCTGATCCTGACAAGTTCGCAAAATTCTTCACAGATAAGGGTATAGCTAAGGCTACAACTGGATTCGAGAAGGATGGAAAGAACATAGACATGGTTAGAGGTGGATCAACTCCAGCTCAGAAGTCTAGTGGGATCACAGTTAAGGTAGTAGACACTGGTCAGAATAATACTTTTAAAATTAAAAAACGCTAAAACAAAAACAAAATGGCTGGAATTCTTAACGTATCGCCAGGAGTTGAATTAACTCCTTCATCGGTACAATCAACATTACAAAACAATTACCTAACTGACTTCGACTTCTTGAATCAGTACCTTCCTGAGACTGACAAGAATGAGTTCGAAGGATACGGTAATCGTACAATCACTGGTTTCTTACGTAATGTAGGAACTGCTGAAATCCCTTTCGCTTCTGACTTGATTAAGTGGTCTGAGCAAGGTCGTTTGCATACAAAGTATGTAGGAGTTACTGCTGATTCAGCTGTTACTTTAGATACAGCTTTATTCTCTATCGCTGGAACAACTTCTTGTGTATTTAGAGTTGGTCAGGTTGTATTCTTATCAGCTGAAGCTTCTTCTCTTTCTGCAAAGGCTATCATTTCTAAAGTAGGTTTAGCTGATGGTCTTGCTGATAACCAACAGTTTCAGGTTAAATTTTACTTAGCTTCTGGATCTCCATTTGCTATCAATGCTAATGTAACTGCATTCGTTTACGGATCTGAGTTTGCAAAAGGAACAGGTGGAATGGTTGGATCTTTGACTCCAGAACCAAATATCTTTGACGTTAAGCCAGTAATCATTAAGGATCGTTTTGAGATCTCTGGTTCTGACATGGCTCAAATTGGTTGGATCGAAGTATCTTCTGAAAATGGAGCTAATGGTTTCTTGTGGTACATCAAAGCTGAGGCTGAGACACGTCTACGTTACGAGGATCAATTAGAGATGATGTCTGTAGAGCACATCGAAGCTGAAAATGGGTCTGCTGCTGAGGCTTACTTGTCTACTAATACAGGTGGTGGTAACGCAGGGTCTCAAGGTTTATTTGCTGCTATCGAAGATCGTGGAAATGTTTGGTCTGGTGGTAACCCATCTACAATGGCTGACTTTGATACAGTTATCGAGCGTCTTGATGGTCAAGGATCTATCGCTGAGAATACATTGTTCATCAACCGTCAGTTCTCTTTAGACTTAGACGATATGTTGGCTGCACAAAACGCTTACGGAGTTGGTGGTACTTCTTACGGTATGTTCAACAACGATTCTGATATCGCATTGAACTTAGGTTTCACAGGATTCCGTCGTGGATCTTATGACTTCTACAAGTCAGACTGGAAGTACTTGAACGACGCAACATTGCGTGGTGGTATTAACGGTGGTGGTGTAAACGGAGTATTAGTTCCTGCTGGAACAACTACAGTTTATGACCAAGTTCTTGGATCTAACGCTAAGCGTCCATTCTTACACGTTCGTTACCGAATGGTTAACAACGAAAACCGTAAGATGAAGTCTTGGATTACAGGTTCTGCTGGTGGAGCAACTAATAGCGACGTCGATGGAATGTTTGTAAATTACTTATCTGAGCGTGCACTTTGTACATTAGGAGCTAATAACTTCTTCGAGTTCAAAAACTAATACCTTAGAGAGGGACATTAGTGTCCCTCTCTATTTTTTTTATATATTATAATTTAAATCAAATGAAAAAAACAAACGAAACAAAGGATCGTGTATACGTCCTATCAGGAGGGAAATCTCCATTAAGTCAGTACATCCCATCACGGGATACACGTCGTAGCCGTCTTCTTTTCACAGATGAAAATGGAAGTAACAGAGCTATGCGTTATTCAATTAACCACAAGTCACCATTTATAGATGAACAAGACGACACAGCTATCTTAGAGCCTATCGTATTTGAAGAGGGTTTCTTGAAGGTATCAAAGAGTAACAAGTCGTTACAAGACTTCTTAGAAATTCATCCTGGAAATGAAGCAAATGGCGGAGGCACGTTCTATCTATCTGATCCAGAGAAGGATGCTCAAGAGAGAATGGCTGAACTAGATCTAAGAACTGACGCAATTATTGCTGTCAAGTCTCTAGACTTCAATAGTCAACTTGCTATTGCTCGTACTTTATTAAGTGGAAATATCGATAAGATGTCTACATCTGAGATTAAGTATGACCTTATGCGTTATGCAGAGGCATATCCACAAGATTTATTAGATGCTATTGGAGATCCAGACATCGACTTAAATAACCTAGCTGCTAGAGCATTCAAAGATGGTTACGTAACACTGAGAGGTGGAAAGGACATCTTCTATAACATAGCAGATAATAAAAAGAAAATTCTTACAGTACCTTTTGGATCAGACCCAACAGATATGTTAGCCTCATGGTTACACTCTGACGCTGGTTTAGATTTCTTTAAGATACTTGAAAATATATATGCAGAATAATTAGTATATTTGTACTTTATTTTTAACCCATAAATTTTTTAAACATGGAAAAGTTTTTAAGAATCCCTTTATCTGGAAGTACATTCCAGTTAGTATCAGTAACAGGTGTAGTTATCGTTGAACAAACAGCTGCAACTACAACTACTATTCAGTATGCAGCAGGTAACTCTGCTGGTGATATTTTAACTATCACTCATGCATCAGTATCTAATGATGACTTCAGAGACTTCATTCAGAATCAAATGATTGCTGCATTACAGACACCTTGGACTAAGCCTGCTTTGACAGTAGTTCCTCCAGTTGCTGTATCTGGTATTGCTCTTGCATAATCATTTTCTGTAAAGCACAGATAAAAGGGCGCTCATAACGAGTGCCCTTTTTTTATTATCTTTGTATAAATTATAGAGATGATCGATAACGTCAGAAATACAGTACTTTCAATTATAAGTAAGGACAATAGAGGATACATAACCCCAGAGGAGTTTAATCTATTTGCCAAACAAGCTCAGATGGAGATATTTGAAGGGTACATGTACGACTATAACAACGCTATATCTAAGCAAAATGCTAGGATGATCAATGATGGTTATGCTAATATTTTGAATAAGTTAGAAGAGACGATTGATATATTTAGACCTGCCCCTTCTACGCTTACCTATGCATCATTAAACTTTTTATTGCCTTCTGATATATTTTTCATAAATTCAGTTATATATAACAACACAACTGAGGTTGAGAAGGCTCCGTATAATATACTTAACCTACTATCTTCTAATATGACTGCACCTAGTACCTTGTATCCAGTGTACACGCAAGGAGCTAATAAGATTAAGGTGTATCCATCTACTATAATAGCTGATATTACGCTAGATTATATTAGAATACCAGCAGATCCTAAGTGGACATGGTCTACACTATCTGGTGGTGAGCCTCTATTTAACCAGGGAGCAACTGACTACAAGGACTTCGAGCTTCCGCCAGTTGATGAGCCAAGGCTAGTAGTTAAAATCCTTCAGTACGCTGGAATCTCAATTAGAGAGGCTGAAATAGTTCAGGCAGCTAAGACTGAAGAGATACAAGATAAACAAGAAAAAAATTAATAGATGACTCCAGAACAGTACTACGCAGACCCTGAGAATTGGGGATCGTACCAATACACGTCCATGGTTGATATCGTCAACAACTTCACGTACATGTACGTTGGTAATGACAAGCAGCTAAACAATGTAAGACGTACAGAAATTATCTTCTATACAAAGGAGGCTGTAAAGTTACTGAACTTTGATGCAAAGGTTAACCCATTGAAGGCTATCGAGCTTACAGTTGGTGACGACTTGAAGTTTGTACTTCCTAGTGACTACGTGAACTACGTTAGAATATCCTTAGAGGTAAACGGAGTACTTAGACAGTTGTTTGAGAATAGACAAGCTAACACGGCTGTTGGGTATCAGCAGGACGCAAACGGTGACTTGATATTTGACATCAACGGAAACGTAATGACAGAAATCTCTGCACTTGACCTAGCTAGAGTTAACCCATCTCAGTACAGTGGCCCAGGCCCTTACGATGGATACTACGGATGGCTTCTAGATGACGAGTGGTACTTCGGATACTCGATAGGTCCAAAGTACGGAGTTGACCCAAGTGAGATGACTCTAGGTCCAACATTTAGAGTTAACAATGGGGTTATAGACTTCAGTTCTGGGATGGCTAATCAGTCGTTAGTTATTGAGTATATCTCTGACGGAATTGTTAGCGACGACAAGATTATCGTTCATAAGTTTGCTGAGGAGTTTGTATACAGATACATTAAGTGGAAGTTGCTAAACAATAAGTATGGAATACCAGCATACGAAAAGAAGATGGCTAGAGATGAGAAGCAGGCTGAATTTAGAAATGCTAAGTTGAGACTTAGCGACATTCATCCTTCTAGACTATTAATGAGCCTTAGAGGTAGAAGCAGACAGATTAAATAAGTATGGCAGATTTAACGAATACATTTGTAAATGGGTCAATGAATAAGGACCTAGACGAGCGATTACTGCCTCTAGGAACTTACAGGGACGCCTTGAACATTGACGTAGATACAGACGAATCTTCTAACGTAGGGTCTGCTCGTAACTCACTTGGTAATACAAAGGCAGGAAATATTGATACTATTGTTTCACCACTATCTACGGCCAATGCTACTACGATTGGTGCAGTAAAGTATGAGGCAACTAACCTAATATACTGGCTTGTAACTAGCCCGTTGTTTGACGCTATCTTTGAATACAACGAGATTACGGGTGTAACGGAGAGAGTTCTACAGTGTAATAACGGTGGTTCTGGTACAACGCTTAACTTTAACACGACATACATTGTAACTGGGATCAACTATATAAACGGGTTCCTATACTGGACGGATGACTTTAATCCTCCAAGAAAGATAAATATTTCAAGGGCAAAGGGTTACGCTATAGATGACGTAAGGATTGCTGACGATATAAGTGTAATACTTGCTCCACCATTGAGTGGTCCAGTTATTAGACTATGGAATGATGGAACACAAGCTAATAATATATCCGAGAAGTTTATGTACTTCTCCTATAGGTATAAGTATATAGATGGACAGTACAGCTCAATGTCTCCATTCTCAGCTGTTGCATTTGAACCTAAAGAATTCTTGTTAGACTACTCGTTAGGATTTAATAAGGCGATGGTAAACAATGCAAACTCTGTTGATATTACATACAATACTGGAGGAAAGAACGTGGTAGAGATACAAGTTCTAGCTCATGACGTTCGTAACTTAAACACAAGTGTTATAGAGTCATTCAATAAGGAGGAGTTGAGTATTCCTGATATGGCTCTTGAGACGTTTAAGTTTAATAACAACAAGACCTACACTATAATTGCTCAAGAACAACTAACTAGATTATTTGATAATGTTCCACTTACAGCAAAGGCACAAGACTTTGTAGGTAACAGAATAATGTATGGTAACTACACACAGTTCTATGACATCGTAGACTGTAATGGGGTAGAGATAAATATAAATTTAGGTGTAGAATTTTCTTCTGTATCTACTCCAGTAAATACTCCGATACAGACATGGAGATCTGATAGAGACTACGAGATAGGTATTGAGTACTTGGACGACTACGGAAGACATACTACAGTACTAACGTCTAACGATAATACTGTATATATACCACCATCTGCATCAGCAAGTGGTAACAGTTTACGAGTTAATATTAACAATAAGCCACCATGCTGGGCAACAAACTATAGGTTAGTTGTAAAACAAAGCAAGAAGTCGTACTATAACATCTTTCCAATTATATTTTACGCTGTTGGTATGGATAGGTATATGCTTATAAACGAATCTGATAGAGATAAGTTTGCTGTTGGAGGATACGTTATATTTAAGTCAATATCAGAAGGACCTACGTTCTCTAATAAGCAATTCAAAATAATTGAGCTATCATCAAAAACTACTGGACAGGTTGCGTCTGGATCACTTCCTGGACTATATTTTAAAGTTAAGGTTGATAACACAGGTGAATTATCACCATCTGGATTTTCTCTTTTTTATAATTTTAGAGTTGGTACAGATGATAGTATTTTTTCAGGTTCACTAAATCCACCATCGGTATATGTCGGATTAGAGCATTCAATTGTAGAAAATCCAATTCATTATGGAGTTGGTGATCCAAACTTATTAGTTAGATCATCTTTAATTGGAGTTAATCCATACTCTACATACTTTGATTATAGAATAACTGTTAGAATATTATCTCCTACTCAGTTTCAGTATATAACATCTTTCGATATGACTGGGACATGGATAACTCAAAATATAGTTATTGGTGCAGATATAATGTTATTAAATTCATCAAACGTTGGGATATGTAACATTCAATTTAATGGAATACCACCAGTAAACGATGTATGGAAGATAAATATAAGAGGATATTGTAATTATACTAGAACTGTAAATTATTTTGGTGGGGATGGAATATACACACCAGGTAGTGGGCTTGTTCCTATAATGTTCCCTGGTGGATATGCTCCAATAGTATGTGACTGGGATATACAAGCTGGAGATGTTATTACACTTCATATTCAAGATTCATTAAACGGATATGTAAATACTAATAATCAAGTATTCATATCTGGAGGAAACTATCAAAATATTGAGGAATGGTTTAATGAGGATGGTCAAAAAGATGCATTTATATCAAACGATACAAATGGTGTAAATCAAGGATATAAATCCGTATCATTTAGAAGAGGGTATCAAATTCAAGATAATACTACAGAAAATGGCTATAAACACTCTGAAGCTCAATACCTTTTATCTCAAGGTAGTTATGATTCATTTTATATAGTAATGATTATAGAAGGATACGGAAAAGGTGAGAATGCTGGTGGTAATAATGGTGTTGGGTCTAATAGATTTAGCGCCGCTCTTACGATAAAGAGATACGACGCATCTATCATAGCCGAGACAGTGCCTAAAGAAACTGACATAGATATATACCATGAGGCATCTAAAACGTTCCCAATTGTAGATAACCTACATAAGGTGGTGTGGAAGTATGCAGACTATACAAATGTTCAGAGTAATAATCTTACAAACCTAGGGCAACTAGTACCAGGATCTGCACCAACAGCAACAGAACTTCCTCACGGATACGCTGTTGGAGACATGGTTTGGGTTCAGGAGACTACGTCACCATATGTTATAACTCCTTCATACTATGAGGTCGTTCAGACACCAGATCCTTATAATATCGTAATAAACTTACCATATCCTGGAATTGGCGCAGCTACTCCTGGATATGTTGCGTATAACGACACAGATTCAGATCAGACTTCTGCGCCATTATCTTCGGCTATTATAAAGTTAAACAACACTGGAAGTATAAACTCTGACTTTAATGGGTGGGCGTTTGGTAACGGACTAGAGTCTGACAGAATAAAGGATGACTACATTGCTCCAGAGTTACAGTTAAGTCCTAGAGTTAACGCAGCTGTAGAAGAGTACAAGCAGAGACTTAGTGAGAACGCTATTTGTTATAGCGGAATCTATGGAATAAATACTGGGGTTAATAGACTGAACGAGTTTAACTTATCAGTTGCTAACTTCAAGTACCTAGACAAAGAGTTCGGATCAATTCAGAAGTTGTACGCAAGGGATACGGACATGCTTGTGTTCCAAGAGAACAAGGTTAGCCAGGTATTATATGGCAAGAATATTATAAATGACGCTGCTGGAGGCGGACAGGTTTCTACAATAGCTGAGGTGCTAGGAACTCAGATAGCTTACCCTGGAGAGTGGGGAATAAGTAGAAATCCAGAGTCGTTTGCAGAGTGGGGACAAGAGATATACTTCACGGATGCTAGGAGAGGATCTGTTCTTCAGATGGCTGGAAATCAAATAGTTCCAATATCTAGTAACGGCATGACAGACTACTTCAGAGATCTTATGACCGCAAGTCCTAACACACAGAAGCTAGGTGGATACGATCCACATACGCGTAAGTACGTTCTATCATCAAACAATATTAGTACCTTAAAGTGTAAGCTAGATATAAGCAGAGACGTATTAAAAGTTCCATACGGTCCATCTACAGTTAGTTATAATCTATTCA